TGTAGACGTAGCGAATTTTGCCATGATAGAGTACAAATATCCGTCATTTACTAACGCAAAATATATGCCTACTGACAGCGATAAATCACCGGGATTAACTGATGGTATTTCATACAAAGAGCTTATGGAGGATTAAAAAATGAAAAATAATATCTTTATAAAATGTCAGCATCAGGCACTGACGAGCGACCATGCAGGGGTGTTAAGATTAGACGACGGCAGGGTATTATTAACGGCAGACGGATTTGCGGCGGTCGTGATACCGCAGGAGGATCTCATGCTTGATGTAAGTCGATTTGGAGGCTTGTCAAAAAGAGTTTTAGACGGTATGGACAAAGTGCCAGAGTTAAAGCTGACTTGCGATTGCAGATATATAACCCCGAAAATAATAATAAGAGAGTTGCAGTCTGATTCCGGAAAATCCGTATATGTAAACGATAAATACATAAAATTTTTCGGTACCGGGGTAAGTTACAAAGGAGACGAACGGAGAGTTTTTGTCTTTGAAAAAGATAGCAATAAATTAATCGGATTAATATTGCCGATCCACCTAAAGGAGGATTAAAGTGAAATCAAGAGTAAGAACGTATTCCAAAAAGGAAATAGGATGGCTATGTGGGGAGGCTATGCCCGAAATAGACAGGTGCATAAACGCAAATGGGCTGGTTTTTTTGATAGCTGTATCAAGGCATACAGGCTGGAAACAAAAGCGCATGGAGGATTTTATAAAAACGCTAAATGAAACCATGGACGAATATCATCAGCACACTATTGATGACGTGTTTGATTGTATGGCGGAACGGGAATTGAAAGAAATAGGTCTGAGCATGAATCAGGTGCTGCCGGAATCACTGCCATTTATGCAGCAGCTAAGAAAATCTAAACTTGCGAAAAAGCCAAATGTTAACGTTACCGAAGCTAAAAAGCTACACGAAGAAATGATAGGGTTCCATGAGTATTTTAAAGCAAAGGAGAATTAAAATGTCAACACAAACATATGTAATCTATGACAAATACAACGGGCATATAGTTTGTGACATCAAGGATAATTACAGAATTTTTGACAACGCAGTTAAAGCAGAACAGTACATACGGGATAAGAATTTGAATCAAATTGATTTCGTGGTTGAGAGGAGTGAGAAGTTTGACAAAAGAACAGTTAAAGAGGTACAGAGCATTAAAATTTGAATTAGCCGATGTTAATACACAAATCCAGCTAGGAAGTACGCAAGATAGTGTGCAAGGTTCAATGAAAGAATTCCCGTGGACTATTGGCACAAGGCATGTTGAGGGTGTTCCTGACGAGGATTATGACCTATTGGTCAGGAAGTCTAACCTTAAAGCACAGATTAAAGAAATTGAGGATTTTGTGAATGGCATACATAATTACAGAATAAAAAAGGCAATTCAAATTTATTATATTGATGATATTGAATCGGGGGAGGATAAGCCTACTTGGGAAGATGTTGCAGATAAGATGGATGGAGGTCAATCGTCCGAAGCGATAAAAAAGATGGTAACTAGATATTTAAAAAATTAATAAAAAATGTCCCGAATGTCCCACATGTCCCGAATTCGTATGCTATAATTATAATAAGGAATGATGTAAATTATCGTTTCTTGGTTGCAGTTTCTTTCATTTTTTATACTCCTTGCTTAACGCTCTTGTCAGAACTTTGGTCAGACTGGCAAGAGCGTAAAATTTATTTAGATATATCAGGTGATATAAATGTTTACAGTTCAGCAAATCAAACACATGATAAATACAGACAGTCTGCATACGTTCTACAATAGCCGTTCATGGCGCAGGCTGGCTCATGAAGTCATGAGAACACAACATAATGAATGTCAGATGTGTAAGGCGCAAGGTAAGTATAGCAAGGCTGTTGCAGTACATCATGTAAACTATATACGCAAACGACCTGACCTGGCTTACAGCAGAACTTACATAGACAGTGAGGGCAAGGAGCATAAGCAGTTAATTGCTTTGTGTCATGAATGTCATGATAAGATACACGAACACGGAGCGTATAAGAAAATAAATAAAAATAAATTTGTCAACGAAGAAAAATGGTGACCCCCGGTCGAAAAAAATGACTTTTTTAAGGGGGACGTACACCGTCCGGGAATTAAGACAATTCAGATCTGGAGAATTTCCATAGAGGGGGGGTAGTGTTATGCAGGAAATTGAATTTGATCCCAAAATTTTTAAGCAGTCGAGAAAATATAAAGCCGTAAGAAAAGATTTACTTGATCAAATAAAATTAAAGGGAGCTGACACTCCCACTTTCCGTGATTTAGTAGAAGATTACATGTCATTGTGGCTGACCAAAGAACTACTAAGAATGGATATTGAAAATACGGGGATTCGGGTTGCCTATGACAACGGCGGCGGTCAGAAAGGATTCAAGGATAACCCCAGTATAGAACGTCAAATCAAGGTCAATGCGCAAATGCTAAAACTTCTTTCAGAGCTTGATATAAAAACAAGCAATATTATGAGCGAAGTAGACAATGAGTTGTAAAATCAATATTCACATCAAGCAGTACATTGACCTTGTACGCAGCGGTAAAATTGAAGTTTGTCAAGAGCAAATAAAGCTTTGCAATTACATTCAACATATTTTTGAAACGGAGGATATACATGTTGACGAACAGCAGCTAGAAAAATATTTAAGTTATCAGAAGTACTTCCCATACAAGCTTTTCGAATGGGAAGAATTTGTATTTACGCTGCATAACTGCACATATCGCAGTGACGGCGAATTGAGATTTCCCGTATTGTTTATCTATGTAGGACGCGGCGCAGGAAAAAACGGCTATCTTGCCTTTGAGGATTTTTGTCTGCTTACTCCGACCAACGGCGTAAAGAAATATCACATTGATATTTTTGCAATGTCGGAAGATCAGGCAAAATCAAGTTGGCAAGACGTGTACGATATTCTAAACGAAAAAGAAAGTGTTATGAAAAAACACTTCTACTGGAATAAAGAGGTTATCAAAAATCTGAAAACCGGTTCAGAATTCCGTTATCGTACATCAAGTCCAAAAACCAAAGACGGAGGACGTCCCGGCAAGGTCGACTTTGACGAATATCACGCCTATGAAAATTACAAGCTGATAGACGTTGCAACAACGGGACTAGGCAAAAAGCAATATCCCAGACGAACGATAATGTCAACTGACGGATTGGTTCGTGGGGGTCCTCTTGATGATTTGATTGAAAAATGCGGAAAAATTTTAGACGGCGATATACCGGATAACGGTACATTGCCTTTTTTGTGCCGTCTTGATTCAGATGACGAGGTTGACGATAAAACCAAATGGGCAAAACCTAATCCGTCACTACCATATCTTCCGCACTTAAGAACAGAATTGGAAACAGAGTATTTTGACTACTCGCTTAATCCGGCTGCAAATACTTCATTTATTGCCAAGCGTATGAATCGTCCTCCAAAAGAGTTGGAAAATGCAGTTACATCATGGAACAATATACTTGCTACCAATCAGCCGATCGATGAAGATTTATTGAACGGTATGCCTTGTGTTGGCGGTATTGACTATATGAAGTCAACTGACTTTTTAGGCGCAGGACTTTTGTACCGAGTTGGCAAAAAAGATTACTGGATAACACATACATGGGTATGTAAAAACAGTCCGGATTTAAAGAGAATAAAAGCACCGCTTGAACAATGGGCGGCGCAGGGACTGCTGACATTTGTTGATGCAGTTGAAATATCTCCGGAACTTCCGGCAGTATGGCTAGCGAACGAAGCGGCAAAGCGTAATTCGAAAATACTGAAAATCGGTATTGATAGTTACAGGTATTCATTGCTGTCAAAGGCTTTGAGAGATATTTATTTTTCAGCTGATAAAAGTTTCAGCAATGTTGTACTGCTTAAACCATCAAATGAAATGATGAATATACCGCTAATCACAAGCGGCTTTGCAAATCACAATTTTGTGTGGGGAGATAATCCGTTAATGAGATGGGCATGTCAGAACAGTAAAACAGTAACGTCTCCGGCCGGAAATATCACCTATGGAAAGATAGAACCGAAAAGCCGTAAAACAGATCCGTTCAAAGCTTTTGTTGCGGCTGAATGTGTATCGGAATGCCTTAATCCTTATGCTGAAAAAAGTGAAAGTACGGTTGATATGGATATTGTTATTTTTGATTAAATAATACATAATTGCTTTTTCATACCATGAAAGGAGGAAGAAAATGTTAGCAGGATTTATTATTGGAGCTATATGCGGCGTAGTCGGCACTTTTACTTTTTCAATACTAGTATACTTGTCTAATAAAAAATAATTGAAAGGTAACTGAAAGATGAAAATAATCGACTGGTTCGGAAGAATCTTTGCGAAATCGCAAAAGACAGTAATATTAAGCGAATATAGAAACGATCTGCAAAACAGTATTGCTCTTGAATCCTTTGCGCTGTTCACAACAATTGAAATGATTGCTTCATTAATTGCCAAATGCGAATTTAAAACCTACAAAAACGGTAAGGAATTCAAAGGCTATGAGTGGTATTCTCTCAATGTTAAACCTAACAAGAATCAAAACAGTACGGCATTCTGGCAAGAAGTTATCGGTAAGCTTCTGTTTTACGGTGAGGTTTTAGTTATTAGTGTAAGCAATCAACTGATAATTGCGGACGATTTTCAAAAGGACGAATATGCAGTCAAGGAAACTGAATTTACACGGGTTTCAAGAGGAGATTTGACATTTAACAGAAAATTTAAAATGTCTGATGTACTGTATCTGCGGTATTCAAACAATGATGTTATGAGTATCATTAACAATATTTTCGGCATGTATGAAAAACTGATCGAAAGTGCTTCTAATAAATATATCAAAGCCGGAGGGCAAAAAGGGATTCTTGAAATTTCAGCCCTGGCACAAGGCGACAAGGATTTTGAAAAGAAATATACTAAGCTGATGAATGAGCATTTTAAGTCCTATTTCAACGCTAATGATGCAGTACTTCCGTTGTGGGAGGGCATGAAATTTGTTCCGACAACGTCCGACAGTGCAAAGAAAACCACAAATGAAATTACCGATATTTCAAAGTTGGTTGACGATGCTATGAGCAGAGCCGCACAGGCATTCAAAGTTCCTCCTGCGTTAGTAAGGGGCGATGTTGCGGGGATAAAAGATGCAGTAGATATGCTGCTGACCGTGTGCATAGATCCTCTTGCGGATATGATAGGCGAGGAATTGACTGGCAAGAAATTTACTCCTGATGAGGTCATAAGCGGTCAATACATCGGAGTTGATACAACGTGTATCAAGCATATTGATATTTTCGATATTGCAGCCAATGCGGATAAGTTAATTTCAAGCAGTATGCTGTCGCCTGACGAAACGAGAGATAAAGCCGGACTGAATCCTACAGGTGAAGAATGGGCGCAAAAACATTACATGACGAAAAATTATTCTAATGCGGAAAGCGGTGATTTAAATGAAAATGAGTAAAGAAGATATTAAACTCAAATGCAATAAAAACTTCTGGCAGTTAGCCCCCGATGAAGAAACAGGTGCGGCTAATCTATATATTTACAGTGAAGTTGAATCAGATGGGGTTGATTTTTATACAGGTCAGGAAAAAGTTTCTGATACGTCCGCACGTCATTTTAAAGAGGAACTTGACAAGCTGGGCAATGTCAGTCAGATTAATGTGTACATCAATTCAAAGGGCGGAGATGTTGGTGAGGGCATAGGTATTTACAGTCAATTGAAACGCCATAAGGCACATAAGACAGCATATATTGACGGTTATGCATGTTCCATTGCAAGTGTTATTCCTATGGCGTGTGATGAGGTTGTAATTTCTCCTCCAGCCACTATGATGATACACCCTGCGTGGAGTATCGCTATGGGCAATGCGGCAGAACTGAGAAAATGTGCTGACGATCTGGACAAAATTACTGAAAGCACTAAGCAAGCATATCTGCTGAAATCAGGAGGTAAAATCAGCGAAGCAAAATTAACGGAACTAATGAACGCTGAAACGTGGCTTACTGCACAGGAGTGCATAAAATACGGCTTTGCAGACAGGATTTTGGGTGAAGATGAGCCAAAACCGAATCATGAAGAACCGGACGATAATCAGGAAGATGAACCGCCGGAAAATCCGGACGGTGAAAACGAACCGGAAGAACCTGACAAGAAAAAAGAAAACGAAGATTTTACTGATAAGGCAATGAGCATTATCGGTAATTTTTTTATGTAATGAAAGGAAGATGATATACTATGATTAATCTTGACAACATCAATCAGAAGAAAACCGATATAATGGCGGCACTTTCCGCAGCCATTAAAAGTAATGATACTGCCGCTTTGCAGAAATCCATGAACGATTGGCAGGATTTATTAACTGAATCCATCACGGCAGAAGCCAATGGCATTCTTGGTGCGGCTGACAGTACAATTTTAGCGGCAAGGGGAGTAAGACAGCTTACTTCTTCCGAGATCAAATTTTATGACAGTTTTATCACTGCCGCTAAGCAGGAAATCGCCGCTGGTTCAGTAATTACGGGAATCGGTGACACTCTTCCCGAAACCGTTATTGAAGCGGTATTTGAGGATATGAAGCAAAACCATCCGCTTCTTGACGTGATAAATTTCCAAAATACGACAGCAGTCACAAAGCTTGTTCTGAATAAAAAAGGCGAACAGTCCGCAACATGGGACGTGCTGAATACTCCGATAACAAAACAGCTTGACGGTGAAATCGAAGTCATCTCCATGACATTGGCAAAGCTTACGGCGTATATGTTTGTTACTTTTGATATGCTGGATTTAGGTCCTGCATGGATAGACAGATATGTCCGTGAAACGCTTTCAGAAGCTCTCGCCGTTGCCCTTGAAACTGCAATGGTAGACGGAAACGGACTGAATCAGCCTGTGGGAATGACAAGAAATTTCACGGGTTCGCTTGATTCCTCAAAAGGCTATTCAAGAAAAACAGCAACGAAAGTAACTGCATTTGACAAGGAAACTTACGGTACGCTTCTTTCAACTCTTGCAACTAATCCTAACGGGGGCACAAGAACAGTTTCCGAAGTAATTTTAATTGTCAATCCCGTTGACTATTTCACAAAGGTTATGCCTGCTACAACGGTTCTTGCTCCTGACGGTACATACAGAAATGACGTATTCCCGTTTCCTACAAAGGTTATTCAGTCGGTAGGCGTTCCTGCAAATCATGCGGTTATCGGACTTGCAAAACGCTATTTTATGGGTATAGGTACTGCTAAGGGCGGCAAGTTAGAATATGACGATTCTTACAAGTACCTTGAAGATTTGAGAACATACAAAATCAAGCTTTACGGTACAGGCAAGCCGCTTGATACAAATGCGTTTATTTATCTTGACATTTCAGGCGTTAAGGACGTTCTGCCAACATTTAAAGTGGTCAATGAAACAACTACAACTGGGGCAGACGGTTCAAGCAGCGGCGGTACAACAGGCTAAGGAGGGATTTAAATGTCTCTCCTCGAAGAATTGAAAAATTATCTTGACATTACATGGGAAGACGAGGGCACGGACAAAAAGCTTGACGGAATCCTAAACCGTGCCCAAAATATTCTTTCCGAGTATGCAGGAGAAGCATTGAGTTTTGACAGTGATCAGGAAACGGGAAAGCAACTGCTTTTTGACTGCTGCCGATACATTTATAACAATTCCCTTGAAGATTTCAAAGTGAATTTTGGTGCGGAGCTGATAACGCTCCGTGCTAAATTTTCTGTAAAGGCGGTGAGAGAAGATGCCGAAGTTCCAAAAGTTTAATGACGGAATTGTGGAAATTTATTCTGTTGAAAATATAGCTGAAAAGGGTGACCGTCCTAAAGAGGGACTAAAAATTAAAAAGCGGTTAAGATTCTCATATCAGACTATAGGAGTCAAGCGCAATTATGAAGCTAAACAAGCGCAGGTCAAATTAACGGAGCTTATATATGTACCTTTGCACCGTGATATATCATCACAGGACGTGGCGATATTATTCGGCAAACAGTACCGAATTGAACAGGCGCAGCATGACAAGGAAACCTTACCGCCGATCACTAAATTATCATTAATCAGACTGGAGGCGGATTATGACATTAAAACAGTTTAGAGATTTACTGCTGACTGTTACCGATCGTGTAGGTCATGGTGAACATTTCAAAGACGGCGGAAATTATATAGTCTGGCACGAAGTCGGAAAAATCGGAACGAATGCTGACAATGCAGAAGCTGAAAGCGGATTTCGTATAGCGGTAGACTATTTTACAAAGAAAGAATACGATACAATTCCGGATAAGATATCAGCATTGTTTGACAGGGACGATATAGCCGCTGACAGTCCGGTCATTGATTTTGAACCGGATACAGGCTATACACATTATGCATGGACTTGTGAGGTGATATAATGGCAAGTTTTAAAACTTCCGGTGATGTGTTAGACGATATCGCTAAAGAATTAAGCCAATTGGGAGAAGATGTTGACGGTGAGCTAGGGCAGGAAATGTTAGACGAGGGTGCAAAAATAATTACTAGTGAATGGAAACGCTCTATTAATAATCACAATCACATGGATACTCATTCGATGGTAAAAAGCGTTGGTGTTGCCAAAGGAACAAAGGCTAAAAAATTCCGAGATATATATCCGCAGGGAAAAGATAAAAAGGGCGTAAGAAATGCAGAAAAAGCATTTATTGCCCATTACGGAAAATCCGGTCAGTTGGGAACTCATTTTATTGACGAAGCAGAAGCCAATGCTGGCGCAGAAGTTGCGGTGGCTATGCAGGAAAAATTAGACAAGTATATAGAAAAGAAAGGTATGTGATATTATGGCAAAGATAGGATTGAAATGTCCGGTAGCGGCGCAGATTACGGGTTATGATTCTGCAACAGGTGCGCCGACTTACGGAAACGGTTTTATTATCGGTAAAGCTGTAACAGCGGAAAAAACAATTGAAAGCAACAGTAATCCGTTGTACGGTGATGATGCGATAGCTGAAAATGATTCAAGTTTTGCAAGCGGTACTATAAAGCTTGGCGTTACCGATTTCGGAAATGATTATGCAGACGGATTACAGGTACAAGCTAAAATGCTCGGTAATATTGTATCTTCCGTTACGGGCGGCGGCTATTCAATCAGACGAGCTTCAGGACAGTCTGCGCCTTATCTGGGTTTTGGATTTTATAAGACAAAGGTGCACAATGGTCAACGAATTTATGAGGCAACATGGCTTTACAAAACACAGTTTAAAACTCCGTCTGATGCGACCAATACAAAAGGGCAGTCAATCGAATGGCAGACACCCGAAATTGAAGGAACTGTAATGGTTGTAGAGGGATTTGACGGAGATACATACGAAGATACAGCGATATTCACAACGGAAGGAGCTGCTAAAAGCTGGCTGTTTGCTAAAGCTAATATAATGCCGAATGCCGACAGATCGCAGTTAAATTCTAAAATTACTGAAATAAGTGAACTTGATTCCGAGGATTATACTTCTGCATCGTGGGCAGTACTATATAATAAATTAACAGAAGTACAGGTGGCTACACGAAAATCGTATATGTCACAAACCGAAGTCAATGCGCTTTATGCAGGCTTGCAGACAGCATATGTTGCACTTAAAGAAAGGAGTGCTAGTTAATGAATACTATTAATGTCGGCGGTCATGAAATTGAATTATATTTTAATATCAAAGCAATGAATACTATAGCTGATTTGTGCGGCGGAGACGTAAGCAAACTGGGAGAAAAATTTGCAGAACTAGAAGAATTACAGGTATGTAATTTACTTTGTAATGTTTTATGTGCACTGGCAAACGGTGCGGTTGCCAAAAAGAATTGTGACATATCCCTTGGACTTAGTACCGGAGAAAAAATGCAGGAATTTACTCCGGAATTTTTTGAAGTTAATCTTGA